ACTTATATAATATAAGTATTAAATTATTAATTAAACAATGGATAATATAATAATGGATAATTATATCCTACCAGGATAAACCAGGTTAAAAATAAATTTATAATTATTTAAAGATTTTTACACATTGTATTAATTATTCCCTTACCTTTATATCCTATTAATAACAAACAAAACACAAAACAATGCAAACACTTTCAAACATTCTTTTAGTATTTCAGTTGGTTTTATTCACTCTATTCATGGCAAACGTGGGTAGATTATTAATTCACCTTTTAATTAATGACGATGCAAACAGTTAGCCTATTTGAATTTATCGCCTTATTTATTGGCGGTATCTTACTTTACACATTAGCAAAAACAATTTGGCAAGAAATCACAAACAAATAACCCTTTTAAACTTAACACAATGACACAAACAACAACAACAAAAGAACAAGTAATCGATGTTATTAACAACATGGACTGCGAAGAGTTAGTCCAACTGAACAACGAATACTGCGAAGCTATCAACGCAATGGACTCGATGATTTATTCAAATGATGATGATTTTTTAGATGAGTCTTTTAATACTAAAGCAGATTTAGCAAGGGCTATTACTTACGGAGATTATCGATATATGGATAATTGGGTAACGTTTAACGGATACGGAAACCTTGAATCTTTTCAATATATGGGAATTGATAACCTTTGCGAATTAGTGGAAGTGATTGCAGAATATGTTGTCGAGAATCCTTCCGAGTTTACTCAATTTGATGAAATAGATTTCAATTAATAAACTACAAAACAAACACAATGAAAAAGACAATTAAAAAAGCATTTGTTGCAAGACCTTCAGAATGGTATAAACTAACCGAAGGCAGAAAAGCCACAATAAAAAAGGACAGCTTTTATAATGGCGAAGGATACTACACAGGAACTTGGGATGATGACGGCACTAAGTTTGAATGTCCAAGCATCTTTTTTGATGAGATAGAAGAGTTTAACAATGAAATGATTTTAGCATCAAGACAAAAGAACGAAAAAGAAGAAACTATTTTCACATATCAAACAAAAGACAAAGAAAGTAAAATCACATTTCAAATGCACCCAAGAAAAGCTTTTTCTTTTATTGTTATTGATGTGGTAAATATCCCTAAAAATATCATTAATGACATATTGGACGCATTTATGCTAAAAGGAATTAGACAAAATGACTTTAATGGTGGATTTGATGAAGCAATCAAAACAATACAATTTTAAAATACTACAAATGACAACAAAAGTAAAATTTTTATACCATGAAGGAAACCAAGATTTAATGGCTTATTTCCCTGAAGAGGTATGGTGCGACAATACAAAAACTTGTTATTCTCACATTGGACAGCATTCGGCATGCCATCCAAACTACGCAAAAGAATGTAGAGAAGCCACAATGCTTGAGTACTTAGATTTATTTAATGAACTACAAAGCATAGGCTACCGATTAGAACTTGTTTAGGGTTTACTGATGAGGGGTAAGATTCCCCGAAATGGCGTAAGTTCCCCCGCTTACCCATATAAACCAAAAATAAAGACAATGAGCTTTAAAATTGACAGCTACCAAGTAAACGAGCATACAAATGACCTCGTTTTATATGTTGGGGATTCTATCTTTTGCACAATTAATTACCTAAATGGAAGGGGCGAAGTTATAAGCGAAGAGGAAATCGAAGACATAATCTCGGATATTGAATGGGAAGAAAATATCGGAAAGTCACAAGCGTGGAATGATTATTTAACAAAATAAACCATTTCCAGGCTATTTAATTTTTTTATGATCTATAATAAGCAAATAAAAAGAAAAGGCAAATTTGAGGCTTAAAATAGGCTTTAAATGGTATTTTTACCAAATAGGTAAGATATGCCAATTATTACCCATTTTATGCTATTGCAACTGCTTTTTAGTTGCATAAGCAAAAACCCCCTAAAAATCCCACAAAAACCCCATCCAAAAAACTCGCAAAAAACCCTTAAACCATATGGCAAAAATCCTCGTGGCTTGTGAAGAAAGCCAATCAGTAACAAAAATCCTTCGTGAACTTGGTCATGAAGCTTATTCATGTGACATATTACCTTGTAGTGGTGGTCATCCTGAATGGCATTTCCAGGAAGATGTGTTTAAAGTGATTAACAAAGGATGGGATTTAATGATTGCACATCCTCCTTGCACTTTTTTATCTGTTAGTGGTGCAAGACATCTCTATAATAAGGATGGATCACCTAACCTAGAAAGGTATAAAAACCAAGCTATAGCTTTAGATTTTGTCCAAAAACTTATGGATGCACCTATTCCTAGAATAGCTATTGAGAACCCTGTTTCGGTTATATCAACAAAAATCCGTAAACCTGATCAGATTATTCAGCCATATATGTTTGGTGATGAAGCTACAAAAACAACTTGTCTATGGCTTAAAAATCTACCAAAGCTAGAGCCTACAAATATTGTTGGTAAAGGTGAAAGGACTGTTTTTAAGAGTGGTAAATCTCACCCTAAATGGTATGCTGATGCCTTAGCAACTGCAAAATCTCCTGCTGAACGTAGAACTTTAAGATCTAAAACATTTGAAGGTATTGCACGAGCTATGGCTACACAATGGACAAAAGATTTATAAATTTTCACAAATTTTTAAGAATAAATGTTGTAAAATATAAAAACAATTACTAATTTTACGCTTAACACAACCAAAACAAAAAACTCATGCACGAATTAATCACACTCAGTTATCAGATGAAGTGCGGTATTACTGGCACAATCATCGACAAAGGCGAACAAGCCTATTACAATCATCAGACAAAAACTTGCATACATCCTTTGGAATATGAAAGGAATATGAGCCAGGTTAAGATTGGTGATCCAAAAACCTATTTTACAAGACACCAAAAACTTAATAAATAATGTCATACTCAACTTGCTGTGGAGCACATACCACAATGCCTGAACTAGGAATCTGTCCTGACTGCTTAGAACATTGCGATTGGGAAGATGAAGAAGAAGAGCCATCAGATGATCAAACATTTAATAACAATAATACCGAAGGTGGTATAACTGGAACACCTAATAACTGGCAAGGAAGATAAAAATATTAAAACACATAAAAAACAAACAAACATGAAATTCGAATTTGTAGAAGAAACAGACCTAGTTTTAAACAGTACATTGTACTATACAAAGCAAGACGGTATCTTAGTTAGCGGATCTATAAATATCAATAAGGATAAGGCTTATGATTTATTTATGAAGCTTAGTCAAGGTATGCCACTTAGATTAACAGAAGTCCTAGAAACAAAAACTTATCAAAAACCCTCACAAGAGGAATAAAAAACCCAAAACCAATGTTGAAACTAACCCTAGAACAAAAGAAAAAAGGTATCAAAGAAGAGTTTACCTATGTAAACAGTAACGGAAGAATGTCAAAACAATACACCTACAAAGGGATGTATATTACTTGGGATAATCAAATCCTACATGGCAAATGGTATTACTGGAGAGCAAGTTATTACGCTTCTTTAGATGCAGCAGTTCAAGGAATAGACAGACATATCAATCACTTTAAAACTAAATAAACAAATGCAAGAGATCACAGACTACAAAAGCCTATTTAAGTATGGCGACATGAAGAAGATTATGGAGATAACAGGCTATAGTCGTTATGTTATTGAAACAAGACTTAAGAACAATGATTATGAGATGACCGAGTTAATCAAAACATTCTATAACAAAAAACTCGAACTATTAAAAACACAAATCAATGATTACAGCGAAATATAGAACTCCAAGACAAAATCTATTTAAAAGAAAGATACACAATGTGGACCAGGATATAGTCAATAACATAGTAAAGCAAATATCTATTGTCACTAATTTACCTGAAAAAGTGATTACTAAAAAAGGTAGATATAGACCTCAGGTACTTGCTCGTAATATGTGCTTTTATATCCTTCATGTTCACTATAAACAAAAAGCCGCTCAGATAGCTCCTTATTTTAACAAGGATAGGACTACAGTTTTACATGGCATTAACACCTTTGTAAACGATATAGAGGTAGTACCTTACTATATGGAGCAATATCAGACAGTAAGAAGCAAAATAAAGATTCCTAAATTATATTCAGATAACTATTAAAACAAACAAAATGCTATCAACATTCGCACACATGAACGAAGTAGACAAAAAAATCTTTGTCGCTAAGATTATCCACAACATGAACTACAGTCAATCTAGTTTTGAAACTATGGAGGCAATAGTTAAAATGTGGGAACAATACCCAATCAAACAAGCAACTTTTTTTACACAATCAAATCAATTAACAAATGGAATTGCAAACAACTAACAATCAAATTCAAGCTCCTAGTTACCAAATGGTCAACAAGGACTCTATGCTATCCTTATCTAACGAGCTTAAACGCTTTGTAAAGGATGCACACTTAGTATCTAACATCAAGGGTAAGGACTATTGTAACGTAGAAGCCTGGCAGATGGCAGGAGCTTCATTAGGCTTATTCCCTATCATTACAAGCGTACAAGACTTATCAAGTGAAAAAGAGATTAAGTATATGGCTACTTGCGAGGTTAGATCATACCAAGACAATAAGTTGGTATCAGTAGGCATAGCAATATGCTCAAACAAAGAGGGTAGCAAAAAATTCTTTGATGAGTATGCAATCTTATCTATGGCACAGACTAGAGCAGTAGGTAAGGCATTCCGTAATCAGTTAGCATGGTTGATGAAGGCTGCTGGATTCGAGGCGACACCTGCTGAAGAGATGGATTTTGTTCATGAAGAGCCGAAAAAAACCTCTAAGCCAGTACAAACAGTTGTAGCTGAAATCTTAGAAGAAGAGCCTACAAGAGAAGAAATCATGATGGAAGTAGCTAAGTGTACTAAGGTTAAGCAATTAACTGATATATACTTTACTTTCAAGCAATCATTTGATTCTGATGAAACATTGATGAAGGTATTAAAAATGAAAAAAGAAAATCTAAAATAATATGAATTTAACATTATTACCCAAAGTAGAACTTGCTTCTATTGAGCCTAACAAATTTGCTATTGAGTTAATCAAGTCGCAGATAGTAGATCACTTTACACAGACTGGTGAATCACCTTTAGAGCTACTCGTTAAGTCTGAGGCTGTAGTACAGCTCTTAGAAGGCATTAGAGCCGATTTAAAAGAGTTAGTATTAGATGAGCTTAGTAAGTATCCTGGAGGCAAGGCTGAGGTCTTAGGAAGCGAAATGGCTAAGTTTGAATCAGGTGTTAAGTATATCTATGACCAAGACTATACTTGGAGCAAGATGAATGACCAATTAGAGTCTATGAAGTTTGCCATAAAGGAAAGGGAAAAGATGCTTAGAACACTACCAACCTCTATGGTTGATCCTGAATCGGGCGAAATGGTACATCCAGCACCTAGAATTAGCACTACAACCTTTAAGATTAACTTAAAGAAATAAAAATCTTAACCACCTCATGATAAAATATTAATAACCTGATAGTAATTAGTGAAACTTGGGGTGGTTATTTTAAACTACAAACATGAAACAAGCGATAATATTTTTATACGAGTTAGTAAAGTTTATAGTAATATCAATACCACTAGCAATATTGCTATTTGTAACATTAAGCATAATTAGTAAATTCAAGAAGATATGATGGAGATTGCAGGATTAGAGAACTCAGTACCAGTGAGGATGATTTATGTTGACGATAAAAGTGAAGTATTGTTTAAATCTTTAGCTCATGCAGCAAGGAATACAAGGATTTTTATGGCTCAATTTTATACAACGATTATCCATCCAGTTAGGAAGGCTTTTCATTTATCTTGTAACGAGTACTGTGTATTAGATACTATACTGCGTATGCAAAACAACGATTCTCATTGGTGTTATATGAGTAGGGAAACAATGGCAGATGATTTAGACTTGTCAAAGCAATCTATTTTAAACATTATCAAGGGTCTTATTTTAAAGGGATTAGTAACTAAGCATGAGAAGACAAACCATCTTAGATGTGCAGGTACATTTAAGGATGCTATAGATGACTATAGAAGTTTTGGTATTGCAGATGACCACTTTACCGTTGGTAAAGAAAGTTTACCTAAGGGGTCAAAAAAGTTTACCTCAGATGGTAAAGAATCTTTACCCAACAATACAATTAACAATAATAAGACATTTATAAAGCCACAGCCTTTAGAGGTTAGTAGTTATGCTAAAGAAATAGACTTTGTTTTAGATGGTGAATATTTCTGTGATCACTACGAAGCTAGAGGATGGAAACTTAACTCAGGGATAATGAAAGATTGGAAGGCTACTGTAAGAACTTGGAAAAGGAATAGTTCCAAATTTAATACTACTAATGTACCTACAAACAAAATAACTACACAAATAAAACTTAAATAATGATTTTAAATGATGATTTTAGAAAATACGATTACCCTAAAGGATTAACAATAACTGATCCTCCATATAATCAGAGCTATAGATATTCTAGTTATAAGGATAATTTAAAATTAGATGAATATATAGAATTGTTAAAATGTATAAAAACTCCTTGTGTAATTATTCATTATCCTGAAGAAACAATAAACATTTTATCAAAATGCTTTGATAATTGCGAACAAGTTGTTACATGGGTTTATAATTCTAATACTGGTAAGCAAAGTAGAACTATAAGTTGGTGGGGTTGTAAACCTGATTTTACCAAAGTATTACAACCTTTTAAAAACCCTAATGATAAAAGAATAAAATCATATATAAACAGAACTGGTAAAAACGGTGCTAAATTATATGATTGGTGGGAAGTTCAGCAAGTAAAAAATACTAGCAAACAAAAAACTGAACATCCATGTCAAATACCAGAAGAAATTATCAAAAGAATCATACTAACAACTGCTAAAAATGATGAACTAATAATTGACCCATTTGCAGGAAGCGGTACGACATTAAAGGTTGCAAAAGAATTAGGTTATAGTTATATAGGTTATGAAATTGATGAAAATTATATAAAGATTATTAAAAACAGATTAAAAACATTATGATAGCTATAAACCTACCAAAAGCTTTAGATATTGAATCTAACATACTTGGTTCATTACTTTTAGACAAAAGGACTATACCATTGGTTATAGGTCATCTAAAAACTGACATATTCTACGATCTAAAGCACCAAAAAATCTTCAACGCTATTAAGGAAATGTATGATAGTAACATATCTATAGACCTAACAACTGTAGCTCAAAAACTTTCCCAAGATAAGGACATACAAGATGTTGGTGGAGCTTTTTACCTATCAAAGTTAACTGATAATGTAACATCAACAGCCCACATAAACACCCATATCGAGATTGTTATTGAGATGTACAAGAAGCGTGAAGCCTATAAAGTGCTTAGAATAGCTGAAAATAGTTGTTTAGACAACGATAGTCAAGCTATAGATTTACTTTCTGACCTAAATAGTCAACTTATAGGTTTACTAGAATATGGTAATCTATACGAAAAAAGCATAACTGACGTAGTTATGGCTATCAACTTTGCTAGGGACTTAGCAAGTAATGGTGAACTTTTAGGATTTAATACTGGATTCCAAGAACTTAACCAAACCATAGCAGGATGGTGTAAACCTGATCTATGTATCATAGCTGCAAGACCAGGAGCAGGTAAGACAGCAATGATGCTTTCAAGTGTTTATCACTTAGCTATCCTAAATAGCGTTCCTACGGCTATTTTTAGCCTCGAAATGAGCTCCGAACAGCTTGTTGAAAGGTTAGAGTCAATAACGAGTCAAGTGCCCTTAAAACGCCTTAGAACGAATAATTTGAATGACTATGAACGTAAGCTACTTTTAAAGACAGATGACAAGATAATCACAGCACCCATCTACATAGAAGATACAGGAGGAATCAGTATCTCACAACTCAGAGCTAAGGCTACTATTCTTAAGCAGAAGTATGGTATTAAGGTAATATTCCTAGACTATCTTCAGCTTATGAGTGGACAAGGCAAACAAAACCAAAACCGAGAGCAGGAAGTAAGTTTTATAAGCAGAAGCCTTAAAGCCTTAGCCAAAGAGTTGGAAGTACCAATCATTGCTTTATCTCAGTTATCTAGAAAGGTTGAAGAAAGAGCTGATAAGTTACCTATGTTATCTGATCTTAGAGAGTCAGGTAGTATTGAGCAAGACGCTGACATTGTTATTATGCTCATGCGACCATCCTATTACGAAATGAAAGAGCCTGTAGAGATTGGTGGTAAGGAATATCATCCTGATGACCTAGTTATTGTTAAGGTAGAAAAGAACAGACATGGTAAGACTGGTAATATACCTATTAGATTTATTGGAGAAACAACCACATTTGAAGACTATAAACTATAAACTATGAAAACAGCAATGCAAGAATTTGAAATATTATTTTATAAGAAAGCACAACCAACCATTAATACGAATAGTTGGGTAGTACATAAAGACGAGTTTGAAAAATTAATCTTAGCTGCCAAAGAAAAAGAAAAAGAGCAGATAATTACCGCTTTTGAAGTTGGATATAAATCTTGCGATTTAGATGAAACGTTTGAAATTAATAGGAAATTAGCAAGTGGAGAACTGCACTATAACAAAACCTATAACCAAAACAAATAACATGGAACAAAACATCACACTAATCGACCAAAAATTCCCTGAAGTGGAATATGTACAAGGAGAAGACCTTAACATTGAGAACATGAAGCAACGTATTATAACTAGAGCATGGTATGATACTGCTAGGTTTCATGACTTAAATGATATAGCAGTTGGTATTGGTATGGGTACAAGAACACTATACTTTTACGCTAAGAAACTAAAACTACCAAAGAGAAGTGGACTTAAATAGGAACTATAAGAATACTCGTAAGTTCGACATAGAACAAGCTAAGGCTAAAGATGGCACTTACCAGGCATTGTTATTATTTGCTAGGAACACAAAAATCCTCGTTATCCAACAGCCAAAAGCCCTAAAGCAAAAATATATGTGGCTTGAATATGAGAATAATGGTAAACCTAGTGGTATAGCAGACACAAGAGTAGAGTTCTTTGCTATCAACTTTGACCTTAAAGATAGGATCTACTTTATACGAGCTGAAATGCTTAGAATAAAGGCAAGAAGACACTTTAAATGGGGTAAAACTAAGATAGTTGAGGGCATAAGATATGTAAAAGTTCCAACTGTGGAGATGATACGTTTCGATTAATTGATGTAATTTCGTTTATATGACATACAAAACAGCAAGTGACTTAACCAAGATGATGCTAGAATATTTAGATAGTTTAGGTTATGAAGTATGGAGGAATAATAACCTAGCAGTTAA